TCAGCGGCGGCAAGGAAGTTTTGGTGGTCGCTGTTGAAGAGGGCAGCGCCGTTCTGTGTCTGTAAAAAGAGAGGAGTGTTGATCAATGGCTTTTATGTATGACAACCTGAGACTGGAAAAGGGTATGTATCAGGAGGCGGGCCGCACCTTCAGCCAGGTGCTGGAGCGGCAGGACCCCAGCGAACAGTATAAGGGCACCAGCCTGGAGGGTCTGGATGCCTTTCAGCGCCAGCTGAAGCGCTTTGATATCAAGGTTAAGGGCGCTGGCAGCGACGTGGTGGAGAAATTTTTCCGCACTGCAGAGTCTGCAGTTTTGTTTCCTGAATACATCGCCCGTTCTGTTCGCCAGGGTATGGAGGAAGGTGATATCCTGCCCCACATTACTGCTGCAGTGACCCGCTTTGACGGTATGGACTACCGTTCCATCACAGCTGAGGCCGGCGGCGAAGACAAGGAACTGCATCAGGTGGACGAGGGCGCCCAGATTCCTGCCACTACCATTAAGGTTCAGTCCAATCTGGTCAAGCTGCGTAAGCGCGGCCGGATGCTGGTAGCTTCCTACGAGGCTGTTCGCTATCAGAAGCTGGATCTGTTTTCTGTTACTCTGCGTCAGATCGGCGCCCACATTGCCCGCGCCCATCTGGAGGATGCGGTGGATGTACTGGTGAACGGTGACGGAAATGGCAATGCTGCTGCGGTAGATAAGGTTGCTGCCAGCGGTACTCTGACCTATAACGATCTGCTGGAGTTCTGGGCAAAGTTTGACCCTTATGAGTTGAATGCCCTGCTGGTGTCCGGCGATGTGATGATGAATATGCTCAAACTGCCTGAGTTCCAGAATCCTATGACCGGCCTGAATTTCCAGGGCACCGGCAAGCTGACTACCCCTCTGGGCGCTACTCTGCTGCGTACCTCTGTACTGCCTTCCGGCACGGCAATTGGTTTGGACAAGCGGTTTGCGCTGGAGATGGTACAGGGTAGCGACGTGATGGTGGAATTCGACAAGCTGATCGACCGCCAGCTGGAGCGCGCGGCCATCACTACTATCAGCGGTTTCGCTAAGGTGTTCCAGGACGCCAGCCGCGTACTGGAGGTGTAAGAAATGGAGGAGATCTTGGCCCTGTGCAGGGCGATGGGAGCGGAAGAAGAGCAGGAACAGTTGCTGCGCTCCTTGATTCGTGCGGTGATTCCCTCCCTTGAGGGACGGTTGAAAACGGGCTGTACCCGCCAGCAGTGCGGTGCAGCATTCCCTTTAGCGGTTGCCATGATGGCCATGGATGGCTTGAATGATGCCGGCGGTATGGGCCAGGTGACCTCCTTTTCGGCAGGCGATGTTTCCATCCACAGGGGTGGAAACAATGGTCCATCCAGGACAGAGCAGGCGGAATGGCTGCTGGCACCTTGGTTGGAGAGCTGGGGGCTGGCATTTAAAGGAGTGGATGGCTAATGGAGCAAGCGTGGAGAACGATCCTGGCTCAATATGGGCAGAGGGTAATAGTTTATCCCGAAGGAAAAGAGAGCAGTGTGGCTCTAAAGGCATTTATCCAGCCCGTTTTGGAGCGGGGGAAGGAACAAATTGTTCCTTCCCCACTGGGAATGAAGCGGCAGGACCGTTTTTTATACCTGGGACCTGCCCATACTCCTTTGACCCCCAGCGTGAGCTTGGTGAACTGGGCGGGACAGAATTTTGAAGTGCAGGCCGCTCAGCCAGTGGGTGGAAAACAAACCCACCACTGGTGGGCGGTGCTGCGACCTCAGGACAGGGAGGAAGTATGAGTACAGGTTTGGAGAAAATCCGGGAACAGATGGCGGAGTATCTGAGAGAAATGGGGATTTTTTCCGCTACTGCATGGCCTGCGGAAAGCAGAATTAAGCAGGGAGAGCCGTTTGTGCTGGTATCCCTGCGGGAATGCCAGGTGGAGCCAGCCGGGTTTCAAAACTATTTAGGTGAGTTCTATAATCGAGAGACCGGACTTTGGGAAGAACGGTATGGCAGAGCAGCCCGGTTGACCTTTGGACTGGACATTTATGCCCGAGCGAGGGAAGACGGGGAGATTCTCCAGAAGGCTTTTCTGGAAGTGACAGAGGCGTTGACAAAGGGGGAACCGAAGGGATTATTTGTGGAGTTGGTTTCCTGTGGTGAGACAGGCTATGACCCAGAGTCCGGGAGATTGAAACGAAGTGTTCAGGCAGTGTGCAAGGCTTGTCTATATACCATTGACCGGGAAGGTCAGATTTTTGTGGACTTTGAACTGCGAGGAGGAATGAAAACATGAGCGTGACGGTACATCAGCGGCCCGGTGTCTATTCAGCATATGACGCCTCTTCTGTGGTGAGCGGAAGCAACCGGGGAAAGGTAGTCGGTTTGGCTGCGGTGAACACTGCAGTTGAAGCCGGCGTACTGCATATGATCACAGGTTACGAACAGGCGGTGACGGTGTTTGGAGCCGACGAGGGAGAAAATATGACGGCCCTGATTCGGACGGCGCTGAAAAACGGAGCTGGGGCAGTGGCGGCGGTGGCCACGGCTGATGAAAGTGGGTATGAAGAAGCGTTTTCCGTACTGGACGAGGCGGAAGATGTTGCAGTTCTGTTGTGCGGAAGTGTGAATCTGGAAGTGCAGCAGAGCCTACGGGATCATGCGGCACTGGCGTCGGAAGCCCGGAGAGAACGCATTGCGGTAGTTGCAGGTAGTAAAGATGAAACTGTGAATCAGCTGATTCAGCGGGCCGGACAGTTGAATCATGAGCGTGTGGTGCTGGCAGCTCCCGGCACCGTGGATGGAGAGGGTATGGCTATCAGTGGTTTGCTGACTGCGGCTGCACTGGCGGGGGCCATTGCAGGTGAAACAGATCCTGCGGTTCCCATCGGAGGTGCTGTTCTGCTGGGTCTCCAGGGTCTGGAACAGAGATACAGCGACAACGAACTTGACCGGCTGATTCTGGGAGGTGTGACCCCTATGGAATCGTCGGGTGGCACGGTGAGTGTTGTACGGGGTGTGACCACCCGTACAACTACGGGCGGTGTGGCTGACGCGACTTGGAGAGAACTGACCACTATTCGTGTGGTAGACGATGTGATTCCTACATTGCGCAATGCTCTGCGGGCCAAGTTCCGCAGAGCGAAGAATACGGAACGAAGCCGGGGAGCCATTCGAGCCCAGGTTGTGCTGGAACTGGAAAATAAACTGGCCCGAGAAATCATTACCGGTTATGAAAATGTTTCGGTGACAGCGGACAGCGAAGATCCCACGCGTTGCCTAGTGGATTTTTCCTTTACCGTGGCCCATGGCTTGAATCAGATTTGGCTGACGGCCCATGTAAAGGTGTAAAGGAGGAAGAACATGAGTATGACAGGATTTCCTACAAGCAGCGATATTTATCTGGAAGTGGACGGCACGCGAATTGCGGTGGTACAGAGCTACAAGGCAAAGACTACAAAAACCAGCATTGCAGTGGAAGCGTTTGGCGAAGCGGAGCCTGTGGCCACGGTTCCCGGGCAGGCCAAGCACGTGGTGGAATTGAGCCGCCTGTACGCTACTGATGAGGCAATTCAGGACGGAATCGATTTTTATAATCTGTCTGGTTTCTCACTGGTGGTCTGTAAGCCTGACCGGAAGATCATTTACTCCGACTGCCAATGGAGTTCTATTGAGGAGAATGCCACTCTGGGAAGTATGGTCTTGGAGAAAGTGACATTGGTGGCTTCCCGCCGTATTGAGATGGAGGGTTGATGCATGGGAGTATCCATTTTGGCCCGAAAAGACCGGATTTCATTGGACAATGGGATGGATCTTCGACTGCTGTCTGCTATGGAGGTGCTGGAGGCACGGCGAGAGGCAGAGGAGTTGACCAGAGGGGATTGGGAGCGGGCGTTGTGTTCCAACGCCTGCCTCCTGGCCAAAGCTCTTGAGCGCAGCGAAGACAAAACTGCAGTGTTTTCCGGCGGTGTGGAAGTGCTGAACGGAATGACAGTGGAGGAGATCGGAGCGCTGGCCCGGCGGTGGAGTGATTTTAGAAAAGAAAATGAACCCTGTCTCTCCATGGGAGAAGAGGAACTGGAGATTCTAAAAAAAAACTCCGTTCTGACTGGGGAGACCGGCTGCGCTGGCAAGTGCTGAAAACATTTCAGGCGTTGCCCACGGAGGAGCGTGTCAGACAGATGAAAGAACGGGACTATGTCTGGTGTCTGATAAACCAGCTGTTGGATCGGGAAGAGGAGTTGGAACGGCTATGTCCTGATTGCAGGCAGAGCATGGAACAGGATGTTTGTCCGGGATGTGGCAAACCTGTAGAAAAATGGGGAGAAGGGGAGGAAAACCCTGAATTTGACTGGCGACGGTTCCAGATGATGAAAGAAGGCAGAGAAGTATGATTGATTATTTGGAACTATACAGTCAGGAGGAAGCTGATGCACTGTGGGAGGCAATGCATCGGGTAAAGGATGTTTCCATCAAAAGGTTTTTAGAGCAAGAGAGTTTGCGGGGAGGCGGCGGGGAAAATCCGAATGAATATAATGAGTCTATGCCTTTAGCCAATGCAATTGTGCGGTATGAGCATCTGGGGACAAACTTAGTGGGATTGAGCCGAAAAACTGAGGGGTATCGTGAAAAAGCTCA